AGAGAAGCCTGTGACATATTTGAAGCATTGTTAATACTGCTTATTACAGTTTCCTTTTTGTTTTATGTCACCAGGGAGTTAATAACATGAGAGATCCAATCAAACAAGGACCAGACCTGGACCTGGAGTTAAGACAGAGTTATCTGGGGACCAGTGAATGGTCTGTTATTGCAGGGTTATTTAATAGGTATAAAAGCCCATACGATGTATGGTGTGAAAAGGTCAATGGCTATGAGCCTTTTGATAACATACGAATGAAGTTAGGTAGAGACATTGAACCCATGATCGCAAAGTGGGTAGAGGAACAATTAGGATGTAAGGTAGCAGTAGATGGTTATGTACGATTTCATCCCAAATATGATTTCCTGGCAACCAATCTCGATGGAGTATGTCACAGTGAAGATGGCATCGAAACAGTTCTTGAGATTAAAACCGCATCCACCATTGCCAGGGAGTCTTGGGGTGCAGAGTTACCCATACAATACTATACCCAGATCCAGGGACAGATGGCTATAACAGGGTTAAGGAAGGCTCATGTAGCCATACTGACTTTTGGTTATGCTGGGGTAGAGAATTTTGAGATACAGACCTATGATTATGATGAGGAGTTTGCCAACATGGTTATAAATAAGTGTGTCTCATTCTGGTTGGACCATATCGTTACCCAGGTCCCACCAAAGCCAGTAACCGATAACGACATCAAACAGGTCTATCCAGAGGCAAATGGACACAGCCTGGAAGCATCACCTGAACTGGCTACAAAGATAGAGACCTTGAAGCAGTTCAAGGCTACAAAAAAAGAAATGGACCAATCCATCAAGGAGTTGGAGTTGGACATTAAGAAAACGATGGAAGATGCAGAGTCCCTTACCTATGGTGAGGATACTCTTGCTACCTGGAGAAATAGTAAGCCCAGGACATCGTTCAATCAAAAAACATTTAAAGAGGACCATCCAGATCTTTATGAGGAGTATCTCAAGGAAGGTGGTCCAATTAGAGTGTTAAGACTTAAATAATAGGAGAGAGTATGTCAGTAAATATACATGGTAAAGAGTATAGGACCGTTGCAGAAAGGATCAATCTTTTTTATGAACGGTACAATAATAAAATAACAGCGATAACCACTGAAGTCGTTAAGGATGAAAAGAACATTGTCCAGGTAAAGGCTACGATCAGTGCAAAGGATAAGATAGAGAATCCAACCTTCTTTGTGTTTGGTAATGGATTTGCAGAAGAAGATAGGACCAAAGGTAGGATCAATAGTACGTCTGCCCTGGAGAACTGCGAAACATCTGCAATAGGTAGAGCCCTGGCAAGTATTGGGTTAGGTGGTGAAGAGTATGCTTCTGCTAATGAAGTAGAAAATGCAAGGTATCAACAGAAGCAATCTACAAATGGGACCATAACAAAAAATGATGGTAGCCAGTTTCCACAGCAACAGCCAAAGCGTAATGCTGATCTAACTGAAGCATTGCAAAGCCAGGTAGACAAAGCGAAGAGTCAGATGAATGGTGAATCAGTGGTGTCCAAAGAAGAGTTTAAACTGGATGCTGTATGCAATTTTAAAAAGCATAAAGGTAAAATGTGGTCCGAGGTTGCAGATGAAGATCGTGAATACATTGGCTGGGTATTGAGCAATATTAAAGACCTGGATGTGAATACAGAAACAGTCTTAAAGCAATTTGCCTAAAGACTATTCAGGAAACAAGAAATGGAGAGACTGTCAAATAGCATACTCAAGAGCCCAACTGGATTATCCAGAGGGACTTGGTATAAAATTAACTTTACAGTTAAAAAGGATGACAGTGGGATGGCTTCCACTGTGGCAAGTCTCTCCAGAACATTTTTCAAAGTTAATACATAGGTTAAGAAAAGAATATGGAAGACTCAAAGCGGATCAATGAAATGGTTATAGACCGAGTCCAAAAGCGGTTGGACCTGGGAGCCAAGAAATATGGCGATACCATCAGTCTGGAAGATAAAAGGGATATGGTAGAGGAAGGGCTTGAAGAGAGCCTGGACCTTGCGGTGTACCTATCCTGTGCTTTGATACAGATACAGCATAGGAGACACGAAAAAAAGCCAAACAGCATTACTACCTATGATATGACCTTGATCATGGAAGGATTAGGAAAGGTGATCCTGGAAGGAAAGGAATTAAAGGATTACGATAAAGTAAACCACGCCCAGCAGTTGGTAGACAGACTTACAGAGTATGCCAATAGATGTTGGGATGTAAGTAAGGAGGAAGAATGAAAGAAATAAATGGGGATCAATTCGTAAATGGTTTATTAAAAGGAACATCTGCTGATGTTGTAAACATACCACATAAACTGATTAAAGAACTTGGATGGAAAATACATGAGCCAGTAGAAATTTCCATTAGTAATTGTTCAAATATGGAAAATCAAGAATGGCAAGAAATATCAATAATAAGACAAAAAGATATTAGTATAGCATATGAGGAGGAAGAATGATATACGAATGGATATTGAATTTTTGGACCTTTGCAACCAGTGTAGGAATCTTGGTAGTTAGCCTGATCTTTCTGCCTTTTGCTTGTGATAGAATTTCAGAATTTTTAAGACGATAACAATGAACGGTAACCACATACCATATGATAGAATTAACTGTAGAGGGCTCACCAGTTGCCCTTAAACGACACAAACATTTAAGAAACGGACACACCTACGATCCAAGTAAGGCGGATAAACGCTATTTTTTAGCATCTGTGCTAAATATGGCTCCCAAATCGCCTCAATATGGACCTATCTCAATGACACTTGAGTTCTATGTCAAGCGACCAAAGAGTCATTATCGAACAGGCAAGTATTCCCATATATTAAAAGATAATGCTCCGACCTGGCATATATCCAGGGCAGACATCGATAACCTTGTGAAGCTGGTATTGGATGCCTTGAATGGGGTGTTCTATAAAGATGACAGCCAGATCTGTCACTTGAAAACCATTAAGAAGTATTCAAATAAACCCAGGACCGTAGTGCAGATCAAGGGTATTGAATGAGGACGTTGGAACTATTTGCTGGTTCTCGGTCCTTTACAAAAGTTGCAATGGACCTGGGGCACGACACCTTTTGCACAGACATCAATGAGTTTGAAGGAATGGACATGGTAGGTGATATACTTAATGTCAATGTCAAACAACTACCAAGTAATCCAGATATTATCTGGGCATCGCCACCATGTACATCCTTTTCTGTTGCATCCATAGGACATTATTGGAAAGGCGGTAAGGGTGCATATGTGCCTAAAAGAGCAGAAGCCTTTATAGGCATGGCATTGGTCCAGAAAGCAAAGGATATCATAGAGAATTTAAAGCCAACGTATTGGTATATAGAGAATCCCAGGGGTGTGTTGAGAAAGTTAGATGTGGTCCAGGACCTCCCTATAAGGCATACAGTATGGTACTGCCAGTATGGGGACACCAGGGCAAAGCCTACAGACATATGGACCAACGATGAGCACTGGACACCAAAAGCAGTATGTAAGAATGGAAACCCTGATTGCCATCACGAACCAGCACCCAGGGGAAGTAAGACAGGAACACAAGGATTAAAGGGCAACTATGAACGGTCTATGGTCCCAGCAGAATTATGTAAAGAAATATTAAAGGATAAACATTGAAACTACCATTAGTTAGCAGAAAGAAGTTTGATAAGGTCTATGATCGATTGAAGATGGTCATAGAAGATAGCAATCAGCACAAGAGAGATAACCAGGTACTGGCTACCAAGTTAAAGAGGATCCAGGATCTGTGTGAGGACCATACCAATAATAAGATGGGCAACCTACGATTTTGCACCATCATCAAACAGGTGGTGGATAAATGAAGAAGGTAATGGCATTGTCACTTCGAGAGAAGGCAGATAAGGTTGCTTTTAATTTCAGTAGACCAGACAGGGAAAAGAATACGATGCAGGAAACCTTTCAGGTAAAAAGCATACATCCTTTAAGTGAGTCTACTGCTTATGTGCAGTTTAAAAAGAATACAGGTAAGGTAGGTATCGCCTTTTTTTATCATATCAATATGGCAGGGGGAACCTGGCAGTATTTCTTTCCTACTTACGATCATTGTGTAGGGGCAGAAAAGTTAAGGGATGTGTTACACGATGTTGAGCAAGAAAACTTTAAATACAATTTTAAAGAAAATTAATGCCAGGAACAAAGCGATTCGGGTGGGAAGGTGAACAGGCAGTGAGTCGTGATCTACTTATTAACCAGGGTTTGGATGTGTATCAAAGCGTAGTAGATGATAATCTATGTGACCTGGTGGTAGATACAGGAAAGAAACTCAAGAGGGTACAGGTCAAAGCCAGGGCAACCTTGAGGGGAAACAGTAGCATAGAGATCAAATTAGCAAAATACACAAAGAGCAAAATAGATGTGATAGCAATCTGGTACAAACCAAAGGACATCATAGCCTATGTGCCATACAAGGGAGAAGAATTTTTGCTGTTGGCAGTTGAAACAGCAAAGAATAATCAGGAACAGGGTAGGAATTGGTTCTACCGATACATGGAGTTTCCACTATGAAAGGATGGATAAGCATACACAAACAAATAAGAGATCATTGGCTTTGGAAGGATCCCAAGTACCTACAAGCCTGGATGGATATGTTGATGATGGCAAATTACAATGAACAGAAAAAGCCATACAAAGAAGCCATTGTATTAATAAAAAGAGGTGAGTTTCCAGCATCCTACAGATCATTAGCCTTGAGATGGGGTTGGAGCAAAAATACTGTAATAAAATTCATAAATCGTCTAAAAACTGACACGATGGTTGACACACACACCGATTATGGGTTCACCCTCGTGAAAATCGTGAATTATGACAAATATCAGAGCCACGCTGACACAGTAGCTGGTACACAAGGTGGTACAGTAGCTGGTACAGTAGGTGGTACAGTAGGTGGTACTACTATAATAAAAGATAATAAAACAAATAAAAGAAATAATAGTGGCGTTGAAAAAAAACCAACGCCCACACTCAAAGAGAGATTTGCAATCTTTTCAGAAAAAGTACACAAGATGGGATCGGATAAAGGATTGCCTAAACAGGAGATGGATAAGTTCATCAATCATTGGGGAGCCCACAATGAAGGTGGTAAGAAGATGCGATGGGAGATGGAGAAAGTATTTGATATGTCCAGGCGAATGAATACCTGGAAGTCCAATGTCAATGCTTTCAGTTTTAGCAATGGCAGTAAACAAAATGCGATGGTCCAAGCCCCAAAGGAAGTGAAGAAGACCAAGTACATTTGTTTTGGTTGTGATAAGACCAAAGAGGTCAAGGGGCAGATCACTGCTGAAGAAACCTTTTGTGAGTGTGGTGACCAGTTTATGAAGCCCTGGGAGTACAATACGTTGAAATCAAAGGATAATCCTACAAAGCCAAAAAAAAACCCAGTGCCAAGCGAGGCAGAGATCCTGGAAAAGATTGGATTTAAGATAAAAACAGTAGCATGATCGATCACATCATAAAGACCACAACTGAAAACCTGACCAAAGCCAGATTGCGTAATAAGAAATATAAAAATAAACGAAGCAGGACAGGCAGTCAAGCCGATGATGACATCATGTATTGCATTGTATGTAACCGATGCTGGGAGTACCATAAGAAAGGAAATGGCAATAAGGAGGATAAGATACTTTATTATAATAACTTTGTAACCTATGGTAAGGAAAGAGTGGTTTGTGTCTACTGCCATGAACATTGATAATAAGCATTTTTTGGGTATGGAATTGGCTAACGCTTATTCGGAAATTGTCTACAATAATGGGTGAAGTTTCGTTCTATATAGCACAGGGTATCATTACCCTAACTGCATTTTTCCTGGGGGCTTTTGTTTACCATCGAGGTCAGACAAATAAGCCCCCTTCTCCCTTTTTAGATTTAAACAAGCCAGATGAACAACCACAGGCAAACTGGGATGAGTTATGAACCCACCATCCAAGTAGACTACGGATTTGATGACTTTGAAGATATTCAGGTACTTTGGGCTCATTTGGCGATCAGTGCGATCCAGGCAGGATTCCATCCAAGAGAGGTATTGATTGGCTACGCCTAAACTAACAGATAAACAATTAATGTTTTGCAAAGAATACCTTATTGACCTCAATGCTACACAGGCTTGTATTCGAGCAGGATACAGCGAAAGAACAGCAAACAGGCAAGGATCAGAGAACCTGGCAAAACCTGTCATTAAAAGCGAAATAGACCGATTAAAAGCGATTAGAGTGAAGAAGGTTGAATTAACAGCAGAAAAAGTATTGAAAGACATTGAAAGAGTGAGAAATAAGGCAGAGGGAAGCGAACAGTACAATGTCAGTTTAAAAGCAAGTGAACTCCAGGGCAAACACCTGGCAATGTTTACAGATAAGCACAAGGTGGATGGTGAAATAAAAATGCCAGTAATTAACATTAACCTTGCAGATGTCTAAAGCAATCAACCTCAATCTAAATCAAGCCAAGTTCATCAAGTGTGAAGAGCAAGTGGTTGCTTTCTTTGGTGGTATTGGTAATGGAAAGACCTTTGCAGGGATATTGAAAGGGATAACCAGAGTGATGGATCCTGAACAACCTCCGCAATTAGGGATGATAGCCAGGCAGACCTATCCAGAATTAAGAGATTCAACACAGCGAACATTCTTTGAACTATTACACTTATGTGGATTCTTACCAGGTGTACACTATGAGTACAAAAAGCAGGAAAACAGGTGCATCTTCGCCAATGGACATGAGATCATCTTCAGGTCATTGGATGATCCTGCAAAACTATTATCGATAAACCTGGGGTGGTTCTACATAGACCAGGCTGAAGAAGTATCTGAAGAGGTATTTCTTACGCTTCTTGGTCGTTTAAGGGCGGTATCCACTCCGCAATGCTGGATCACAGGAAACCCATTAGGGCATAACTGGGTTTGGCATCGATTTATACATGATCCTGTTCCTGGTAATATCATGTTCAATGCCAAGACAGAAGAGAACAAGGACAACCTACCTGATGGGTACATTGAAAGCCTTAAAAAGAATTATAACGAAATATGGATCAACAGGTATCTGTACGGATCCTGGGATGCCTTTGAGGGGCAGATATACCCAGACTTTGAACCAAGTATTCATGTGGTGAACGATTTTAACCCTGATCCTTCCTGGCGAAGATTTATTGCCATCGATCATGGGAGGACCAACCCAACTGCTGTATTGTGGGGTGCTGTAGATAACGATGATAAGATATGGATATACAGAGAGCATTACGAAGCAGGGCAAGATGCTGAATACCATTGTAGAGCCATTAATGCTTATCAGAATGAAGGACGATATGAGACGTATGTGATCGATCCATCTACTGGTGCAGGAAAGAAGGACGATCCAGAGACCATAGGCAACAGATATAGACAGATGAACATCCCTGTTATTGGTGCGAATAACGATGTCCAGGGTGGTATAGACAAAGTCACCGAGTACATTAAGAGAAATAAGATATTTATGACCAGGTCTTGTGAGAACTTGAGAAGAGAAATGGTTAATTACCAATGGGAACAGCCAAGTGCATCCAGGATGGACCTGAACTCACCAGAGAAACCATTGAAAAAGGATGATCACGCTGTAGATAGTTTGAGGTATTTGGTAGGTGAGGTAGTGCGAAGTGCCAAGAAACCTGATACCAAGACCGATACAGAGAGGTTTATTGACAGTATTGTAGTTGATGTAGACCATTCACAGCCACAATGGGATAATATTTAATGTCAGTAGAGCATAGAGGAGAAACTTTTCCAGGGTACAACAAGCCAAAGAAGTATACTGGTTCTGGACGATTTAAGAAGAGAGTATTAGCCAAAAAAAATGGCAAGGTCAAAGTAATTAATTTTGGTCATAAAAGTTATAAGCATAATTACAGCGAGAAAGCACGAGATAGTTATTTAAAGAGAAGTGCAGGAATTAAGAATAAAAGCGGTCAAAGCACAGCATCTGATAAGTTTAGTGCAAATTACTGGTCCAGGAAGGAGTTATGGAATGCCTAAAGCATTTTGGGATAAAAAAAATCCAAAGAAAAAGAGCAAGAAATTAACTCCTGGGCAAATAGCCTGGGCAAAATCATACAGTGCCAGTAAGGGTTGGAAGTATCCAAACTTAATTGCGAACAGTATGGCATCAAGGAAAGCATAATGGCAGGAATGGATTACACAAATGCTTCAGATCAGCAGTCTGCTTTAGACCAGATCGCAGATGTAGCAGAACGAATACCACAGGTACAGAATTGGCTTGATAAGAGCAAGAAAGCAAGAGCAAGTCAAGCAGATAGATGGCGTAAGAATGAACGTCTGTATTATGGTAGGCATTGGGCTAACCCAACAAAGGGTGCAGAGAGTCAGTCCAGGATGATATTTAACTTTCCTTTGGCTGTAGTAGAGACCATATTGCCTATTATTAATGATTTTCAGCCTACAGTAGATGTAATGCCCAGGGAAAAGAATGACATCTTCTTTAGTGAGATGATGCAGAAGAGATTCCAACAGATCGTAGAAGAAACTGACCTATATGGACAGATATTACAGGCGGTTAAAGATAGTCTTATTTATAGCAACGGATTCTTACAGATATTGCCTATTGTTACCGATGAAGGCGTGTTTAAAGGATTTGATGTTCAGGTCATTGATCCATTTACAGTAGTACCCCATCCATATGCAACAGACCTGGACCTCAAGTCTGGTGAATACTTCATGTTTGCTGTGCCAATGGAAACATCCAGGATATACAGAGAATTTGGTATTAAGGCTCCAGCAGATGGAAAGTTGGATGATTATAAAGCATATCAAAAAGTAAACGATAATGGTGGCATAGAAAGTGCCAATGTAGAAAGTGAATACGACATGGCATTGGTCATTGAGTGTTATTCTAACGAGCAAGATAAAGAGAAGTATCCAAATGGTCGGCATACCATAGTTGTTGGGGACCAATTAGTGGTAGATGAGCCATTGGAATTGTACAGGATGCCAGTATTTATGGTGTCTAACTACAAATCACCACACAATTTCTGGGGAATAGGTGAGGTAGACCTGGTTCGCACACAGACCAAAGCATTGAATGAGACCTTTAGTGCTGTTAATGAGAACATTAGAAAGATGGGATTTCCAATTAGAAAGGTAACTCAACGAGCCAAAGGGCAAATGACCAGACCAATAACTGGGGCTCCAGGTGAAGAGATCACTGTAGTAGATCCAAGTGACGTAACTTTTGAGGTTCCACCTCCAATACCAGGATACATACAAAATTACATTGCTCAAGTCGGTCAATTCATGGAAAGTATTACTGGTGTGAACGATGTAACTCAAGGTCGTAAGCCAGGTGGCGTAACATCAGGTAGAGCCATTGTTGCATTGCAGGAAGCCAGTCAGACCAGGCAACGATTTAAGATCAATAAGGAAGTAGCAAGGCTTACTAAAGAAATTGGTGAATATATGGTCCAGATGATATTGACCTTTGATGAAGAGATACGTTCTATTAGAGAACGAGATGCAGAAGGACAGTTTGAGTTTACCGATTTTAATCC